TTAAAAAGTCCATTTAATCGTGACCTTATCACGTTTTAACGTTATTTTTTGAATTAGCGCATGAACAAGGCGCTTTTGAGCGCCATAATCTTTGCTATCAACAACGTCAGAAGCGGTTGAAAGTAAATCTAAAACATCTGTCGTTGATCCATTGTTTAACTTTTCAGACTCAAGCCTTTTTAGCTGCTCTTCAAGATTGCTCTTTTTAGCGTTTAAATCGTCAAGCCGACTTTCAATCTTAGCGAAGGTGATTGCACCATTCTGGTAAAGGTCGAGTAGTCGTTCGATCTGTTCTTCCGTCTCTTTTATTTGGGCTTTCGTGCCGTCTGTTGAAACGATAGAAGTCGTTTGGTTAGTTATCCGCTTAATCGTCTTAGGATTCATAGACAGCTTTTTAACGCGTTGCAATACATATGTTTCAAGTTCAGGCCCATCATACTTATCATTATCACAGTTGGGGTCTTTGACCATGTGCTGTATTGTCGATTGAGAATAGCAGCCATATTTGCGAATATATTTATGCTGCTTACTTGAATATGATTGCAGAGTAAACATGCGAGCACCGCATACACCGCAATAGGCGATACCAGTCAGCATATATTTAGCTTTAAATGGTCGCTGATTGTTCTTAGCTGCGGTTGATTTGCGCTTAGCCATCAATTCTTGAACCTTGTAGAATTTATCTTCATCAATAATCGGCGTATGTGTTCCGTCGTAGATTTCGTTCTTCCAAGTTATCTTTCCAATATAAAGGTTATTGCACAAGACCTCGTTAATTACCTTATGCGACCATTTAGCTGACCGCTTTCCACTAATGTGTTTAGCGTTCAAATGTTTTGCGATTGATTGAACGCCCCAGCCATCTAAATATTGGTCGAAAATATAATTAACAATCTTAGCTTCTTTTTCATTAGGTATCAGTTCACCGTCATTATAGTCGTATCCGTGGGGGATTGTCCCACCGCCATGAAAATAACCAGCTTTAGCACGGCCAACTTTCCCCATCTGCATTCGTTCGGTGATTTGTTCGCGTTCTAATTGAGCGAAAACAGACATCATGCCAATTGAAGCACGGCCAAATGGGGTAGAGGTGTCGAAATTTTCATTTAGCGAAACGAAGTGGACGTTGTACTTCAAAAATACGTCTTCAATTAAATAGAGAGTATCTTTTTGAGACCGCGACAAACGATCTAATTTATAAACTAAAACAGCATCTATTTTCTGTTGTTCAACATCATTAATTAACTTTTGCATGCCGGGGCGTTTGAGACTAGATCCAGAAAATCCAGGGTCGGTGTATACTTCACCAACTGACCATTCTTTGACGTCGCAGAACTTTTTCAATTTATCGGTCTGTTCTTGAATAGAATAACCTTCTGTTGCTTGTTCCAGTGTTGATACACGTACATAGATACCAACTTTCATAGATTGATAATCCTCCATAATTCAATAAATATAGTTGCAATTGAATACGTTCAATACAAACGTACGTTCTTTTAATGCGTTAAATAATAGCCTATCTATATTGTTCGATAGGCTATTATTCAAATTCCATTTCAATTACTGATTCTTCTAGGTCGCCTAAGATATTGTTGGCATCCATAAATTTTATCCAACTATCCCGAGGGTTATATTTATCTTCTTTAATAGTAGATTTCAACTTGTTAAAAATACTATCGATAAATTGATCTAGCATCTTATCTACAGCACGCTCAATTTTAGCAGCGTTCCAACGTTTAGCCGGTTGCCGTTTTTGATTCTTCATATTCTGATAATCTAAAGCCTTGCTTTTAAAGGTGATAACTGCAGTTGAATTCTTTTCTAGGTATTCTAGTAACTCTAGTTTATTCATAAGTAAAACACGCCTCATTTATTCTAAGTTTTGGATACGTTGAGCGATTTTCGCTTCACACCATTTCAAAAATTGGAGTTCATTAATAGTTGGTAGATTAAACTCTTGAGCATATTCTATCTTTTTTGTACTTAGTTCTTCCGTAAAAGGCTTTTCAATAATGCCAATAACGATTAGCTGAGTAGTAGCAGTAGGTTGGGACTGTGAGAAAGCACCACAAGCAGAAGCGAGAGCCATTGCTTGTTTGCGGTTCATCGTTTTTAACCGGCCGGTGAAAGATACATGCATTCTTGTTAAATCAATCATAATTAACAAACTCCTTTCAAAATGTTAAATGGACCTTGTAGGACTCGAACCTACGACCGGACGGTTATGAGCCGTCTGCTCTAACCAACTGAGCTAAAGGTCCAATAAAGTAGCATGAAAATAAATGCTACTTTGATTTTTAAATAAATAGTTAGTTATTATTCTGCTAATTCCTTAATATATTCCGCTTTTTTGGAGAAAAGTACCGGTTTTATTCCTTCAAACTCAAATAAATTTATAACTTTTTCATCTACTTTAGAATCATCATTTATGAAAGCATAGAACGACGTTTCTGGTATAACTTCTTTCGCTTGTCGCATGTCCATTGCAATTGATTTAGCGTAGTATTCATTATTGGATGAATTCATAACTCTGATTAAACGTTCTGGGATATTTTTAAATCCAGGAATAGAAAAATCAAAATGATGTACCATACCTGTCGCCCCAATAATGTTTCTGTTGGTAACGGAGCGGATATTATTATCTTCAAGAAATCCAGCTACTTCACTTAAAAATATAGATGCAACTCGCTTATTAGATAATAAAAACATATCATTAACGAAGAGTACTGCTTGAATTAATAAATTCTGATTAACTGCATAGTCTGCAATCGAAGATTCAATATAAAGTTCATTAGTATTTTTGTCTAAATTAACGGCAAATGATTTTAGCTGCCGTAGCATGATATTTACTTTATTTTTTGACTTATTTATAAATATACCATCAGACTCCAGATCATCGAGTGTATAGCCTGCATCGGTTATCTTTATATGGCCATTTTTTAATTCCTGTATATAAATTATGATCGTATCATTATGCCTATTGTAGAATGGGGTATCTAATCTAATTACTTTTTCGCTAATGCTAGATAAATTTATGCTTTTTTTGTTAAAATCATTTATCGCTTTTTCAATACTTTCTAAAGACAACATACGGTATAGCCTCCTTTCTCATTAAGAGTTACATAATTATAGTTCTATTGTAACTAATGTGCACTTGTATTGGTATAAATTAAGAAATCTGTTAAAACAGAGAAAAGACTAGATAAATCCGATATTTCGTCAGGTAATGGTACTGCAACGGCATCTTTGGATAAATCTGGATCGTAATGATAAATATGCATATGATTCTGAGGAATTTTAACTCGATCTGGATTTAAATGAGTACCATTATTAATATCGACCCTGATGAGATGTTCATTAGAATCTTTGAATCGGATATGCAGACTAAATCTGCTATCATCAATTGGGTTTCTATATCGATGTAATTTATATTGGATATGATATTTGAAATCTATAACTGGGGTATCATCTTTAATTTTTCCAATAAGAGGGATTTCGTTAGGGATTTCTTTTTGGCAATTTTTAAGAGAATTTATTAAGTTTCTGACTTCACTATCTGTCAACATATTCATGTCCAAGAGATATTCTCCAATCTTAGAATTTTAATTCCCCAGCTATGAATCGAACATAGCTAAACTCACCAGAGTGGGGAAGATACTTAATTTCCGGTTTGATAATGGTACCCAGCAGGAAGAGGTTCGCCAGGGGATAATCTACGGGAATGTCCTTTTCGCGTTGCCCAAGTATAGCCATCTTCAATAGCCCAACGTATACCAGTGGCATTGTTAGTGGATGCAGGAGCGTTGTTGGTAGCAGCAGCTTGAGCGGATGCGGCCTGAGCAGCGTTTGCACTTTCTTGTCGGGTACTTTCTGCAGCAGCTTGAGCAGCGGCGTTGCTTTCTGAAATTGAATTTGATTCAGCGACACGTTGTGCCGATTCCGAACTAGCTCTTGCAGCTGATTCACTTGCGGCTACAGATTCTGATGTTTTTTTTGCTTCTTCAGATTCTCTTGATTCGGCAGCTTTCCTATAACTTTCACTTTCTGATTTTGAAGATGCAATAGATTCTGATTTAGCAATGCTTTCCGCTGAATTAGAATGCTTTTTACTGTCTGTAACCGCTTCGTCACTTTGCTGTGTGTTTTGGCTAGAAGCTGTACTAGGTGAATTAGCTGCAGCACCAAATATAAATAAAATAACAGTCATCAGAGCGATCCAACGAGTTCGCAATATTTTTGACTTGTTAGTAGGTAATTCATACGGTGGTTTTCTTTTTAATACAAATTTGTAGAGAGCAATATACAATACATAAAATAAGCCGATAAACGCAAATAAATTAAATAAATTTAATGTGAAAAGCAAAATAATTATTAAAATAATAGCAATTGCGGTTAGCCAATTTTTATGAGGTTTTTTCGGATTAGACGCCATATTGTTGGCATCCGATCTACTCCTAGTCGTACTTTTATTTTTAGCAGAATAGTCATTAGTGTACGAAATACCCGTCCCAGGTATAGAACTAGTCGTACGCGTTCCGCCATTAGCTTTTTTTGTATATCTAAATCCTTTTACCCCAGCGCTCCAACCAATCCCCGATTTGCTAAAGTTTACTCTAAGTTGCTTACCTAAATTTACACTTTTTCTGTACCTCCAACCCAATTTAACCCCTCCAAGTAATATCAGCTTTTAGCGTCATCAGTATTTGGACGAAATACATAGTAAATCCCCAGCCACGAATCGAACGCAGCTGAACTCACCAGAGTGGGGGGCAGATCTAAACTAATTATTTAAATTAATTGTCATATCATAGTCATGATTATAATTTTCGTCATCGTAATTATCTGTATCATAACTAGCGCTGAATTTATATCTTAACGACTTGATATCAGAAACGGTGCTAAGCTTTTCAATTGGGAAAACGACGTCACCAGATTTATCAACACCGTTGGCAATTTCACCACCCCAGTTAAGTGTTAGCCCTTTAATCGAAGGCATAATTGAGTCTACTTGCTGACCGTCACTTGTAATTAGCGTACTTTGTTCGGGGTAGGCTGAATCTAAATCCCGTGATGGTTTGACGGATACGTGTAAAATGACTAACCCTTGTGCCTTTTTACCAGACTCTGAGTCATATTCAAATGGCTCTACTTTGACAATTCTTGCATTAGAAACGGAGATAGCGGCTGAATTCCAAGAATTATCAGTAATAGAAAGCTTATAATCTTTTTCAGAAATAATTGGGACTTTAGCGTAATCAATTGTTAAATAATTTGAACTAGAGTTATCGTTCTTGGAATTTCCTTTTTCTACATCTGTTGTTGAATGTCCAGTTGCAGTTGAATTTTTGTTTGAAGAGGTATCATCTTTTCCGCTAGATAGAGCAGCTATTGCAATAATAACGACTACAATTGCCAGTACCCAAATCCACCAGCGTTTATACCAAGGCTTTACTTGAACAAAAGTATTGCCGTTTTCATCTTGAATTTTTTTTGACATAATTTATTACCCCCGAAAAATTATTTTCTAATAAGTGCAAGAATTCCTGCAACAATTATTAATACTCCACTTAAAACACCGAATGTTGAAACAAAAACAATATTTAAAATGCCACAGACAATGATTAACCAACCCATCACAACGCGATTTTTATTAATCATACATACCAAAATAATTGCAACGATGCTTGCGACAACACAACCGAATCCCAATCCAAACAAGCTACTTGATGAAGTATTGTTGATTGCACTGTCAAAGCCACCCATTAAGAACGAAAAGACACCAGCAATAATCCCGAATACACCACCTATGATTCCTAAAACCATTTCGGCTGTACGTGAACGTTGAGATTCGATTTCAGTGTTAACTTGTTTATAAATTTTACCATCAGCGCCTTTAACCTTGTTACTCATTTTGATTCCTCCAAGTATATTCAGCTTTTAGCGTCATCAGTATTTGGACGAAATACATAGTAAATCCCTAACTGTGAATCGAACCTAGCGTCTCACCAGAGTGGGTTATTTCTTTTTAAATACATTGCCACAATCCAAACAATGGTATCGCTTAGTTTTATTACTTTTTAAACCGCCAGTGACTACCATAGAAGTACCACCGGTCATAACGGCGGCAGCTATCTTTGCGCCAGATTTCTTTTTCTTAACTTTGGTAGTGGTTTTATATTTAGTTTTAGTATTTGCAATTGTTAGTGGATGCAAAGGATTTAAATTTGGAGTAATTCTTGTTTTTGAAGTTGTTTTACTCTTAGTTGATTTAACGTTTACTTGTTCGCCAATTAGTTGAATGTTAGAAGATTTACAGCGCGGACAGTATAGATCACCCCAATGATGTTTTATTTTAGGTTCAGAACTGTACTGTTTTGAATCTACGGCTGAAAAACTAGATGTGTTGGGTTTCGAATTAGTGCTAAGCCATTTTGATATAGTAGTTCCAGCACTGGGATTGGTACCGACGAAAAGCCAAATACATATAAAGAGTATGCTCCCCATAAAGGGGATGTGAATAAAAATCATATTAATTAAACCGACAATTACACCGACGAAAAGACCAAGTGTAAAACCAGAAGTGGAATCGCCTTTCCAAAATTTATTGGGGGCCTTTTTGTATTTGAATTCAGTTAGGTCATCTTGTTCATTCTCTGGATAACGCATAAATATATTTGAATCATTTTCTTTATATTTATTCTTTAGGTAGAGAAATGCAAGGCTACTTATTTCATTCTTTTTAATGTTTAAGTCATTAGAAATGGCTTGAGTGCAATTTTGGCAAATTAAAATATTATCGACTAATCTTGTTTTGCTTTTTGATATTAAGTCGTTATGGCAGATGGCACATTTGTTAATCACTTTAAGAACTCCTTTATGTACATCTACGGCTTTTAAAGTCATCAGTTTTTGGACATTCACTCAGGATTACATAAATGATTTAAATATTATCCAGAGTATGAATAAAAATATAACGGAACAGCCGCACCCCATTATGCCATTCCCAAATGAATTTAATGCTTCGCCTGTTTTTTCTAATTTATTAGCACGGTCTTGCGCCTTAGCCGCTCTTTGGGTACTCTTGCTAATTGATCCGTCTGGATTTTCGCCCGGATATGTGATTTTAATGCCACAATTTGGGCAAATCCTTTCACCCTTAAGAGCAAATTTACATTTTAAGCAGTAAGGTTGTTTGCCATCAGAATATAATTGCTGGCCAATAATTGACCATTCTTTAATATCGCTCATTGAAAAGATTCCTTTCATAATGTGTTTAAGATTAATAGTTGCCAAGTTCCTCTTGAATCACATCCTCTAAATACATTGGTATATCGAAAGTAAACATGAAGTCATATAAATTAATACAACTCTTATCCTTATTATCTAAATAGAATGGTAGGAGTAGTTTAATTGCACCGATATTAGCAGCATATTCAAATTTAGCTTTAGATGGTGTGAAGTAGAGCGGTTTAACAGATGCATCTCCATTCATTATGTGGCTGATTTCGTGCGCTAAAGTAAATGCTAACTGTTTTTGATCGTGCCAGTTTGTATTGAAAACGATGTGTCGAGTATTTGTATCAACAGCAGAAGGAGTCCCGTCACCTAATAACTTTGTAGCTGTGATACCAATGCCATTATCAAGAGCGTAGTTAAGTAAATGAGTAATTATTCTTTCCATACGGCTATTCTTTCCCTCTTAGAAGACGTTTGATTAAATCTAGGTCTTCAGGGGGGATGGGTTTACCGTCAAACGTCATGATAACTTGATCATCGTTTATCTCAGCTTCTTTAATGGCACCAGTCTTATCTCTGGTATTCGTTTTTCCAAGTAAATAATCAGTAGAAACTTCATATAAATCAGCAATTTTAACAAGCAGTTCATTATCAGGTTCGTTTCTATTATTTTCCACATGTGAATAATTAGCGCGTGAAATTCCCAATCTATCAGCAACTTCTTGTTGAGTCCAGTTGGCTTCAGAACGCAACTCTTTTAAATGTTTAATCATACGAATAACACCTCTCTGATTTGAATATTATCATATTATAGATACAAAAAGTATCTTTGATACAAAAAGTTTCTAAAAAGGGTTGACGATACAAAAAGTATCGTGTAGTATAGTTCTTGTGATACATAACGTATCAAGGAGGTGAGAAGTTTTATTATGAGAAAATTGAAGGAACTTCGTAAATCAAAAGGTATAACACAAGAAGAGTTGGCTAAAGATTTAGGGGTTGCAACTGTAACGATTAGAAAAATAGAAAGCAGTGATAGAAATCCTAGCATTAATACTGCAAAAAAAATTTCAAGATATTTCGGAAAAAATCTCGAATATATATTCCCAGATATTTTTTTGCTCAAATGAGATACAAAATGTATCATTTTGATAAAGGAGGTGATGAAATGACAAAAGAAGAACTAGTAAAAATCGTTATGGCTTACGAACCTGATCGCTCACGAGCATTGCTACAAAGCTTACCTGCGAGCGTATTAGAAAAGATGGTCGCCATCTGCGAAATGAAATTAGAGAAAGAGTTAACGGAGCAATCAATCGAATTAGGCATCTAATGATGCCATAAATTAAGCATACCGATTGATTGGTTCAAACAACATAAGAAGGTGTGAAAATGGGGAATGTAGTAATAGTTAGGACGGCTAGAGACTTTAACCAGCTGCCCAAAACAATGAAGTTAAACCATAAGACAGTTCGCCAATTAGCGAAAGATGTCGGCTACACAGATGGCATGATTTCAAAGATTAAACACGGTGCTGCACCAATGCAGTTCGAAAATGTACAAGCAATGCTAGAAGCGATGCCGAAAGACAATCAATTCTTAGCAATCGAAGTAGCCAATAAGTTCGTCGGGATAACAACGCCGGTGATTGATGGTGACGGCATTATAAAAGAACCGTTATCAATGGCAATTAAAGCAATGCCGGAGTTAACAGAGGCGCTATCATCAATTCAAAACTCGCTTGATGAGATGACTATTCCAGAAGATAGGTTAAAACCTGAAAATTTCGAAGACCCTGGCAAGCTAGTCAACGAATGTTTTGATGCGGTCTTGTACCTAACTAACTTGATCGCGTATGTATGTAAAACGTTTGGGTTCTCTATGCAGGACACGCTAAAGAAACGAGTTAAAAGATGGATAATGGAAGGGATTGTTAAACCATGAGAGGTAAAAAAGCATTAGGCGCAAACGATTTGAAATGCGTAAATATTCGACTTGATGGCACTGTTCAAGATTCAATGGCAGGCGTCAAAGTGCCTGAAGATAACAGAGCATATGAGATTTTAGCTTCGTTACAACGAGGTGACTACTGATGATCATATTAAACAATGTAGATTTAATTGGCTTAATACTATGCGGATTCATTCCAGTGGCTGTAATCGCGTATTTAATTGGCAAGGTTGGTTTTAAAAACTTATGGGGGTATGACGATGACAAGCCTAATAGTAATGTTATCAAGTTTATTAATGGCCGGTATGTACGACCTAATCGAAAGGCGCAATAAACAAAAAAAAGCCGCTGATGCTGGCACATCAACGGCGAATCAATAACTTAACAAATTATTTATACGAGAATTATACCACAAATGAAATGAGGTAGAAATAATGGACGCAAATTTAATGACCATACAACGTCAGAATTGGCAGTACCACGAACCGGAAGAACAGATTATCGCAGAAGACTACAAAGGTGATCCAATCTACAGCACAGACAGTTATTTAGAGCTTGATGGCGAGCTATTCATGCCAGGCGATGTGCTAGATTTCGTCAAATACTTAGGCGCAACGGAGGTAGAAAGATAATGACAAACGAAGTAATGGACAAAGAAGTTTCATTCGAAGTCAACGGCGAGAGCGTTCGCTTAACACCTAATATGATCCAGCAATTTTTAACAAACGGCAACGGCAAGATTACGCCGCAAGAAACGATGATGTTTTTAAATCTATGTAAATACCAACATTTGAATCCTTTCTTGAAGGAAGCATACATTATCAAATTCGGTGATAATCCAGCGCAAATTATTACATCAAAAGAAGCATTCATGAAGCGCGCCGAATCGTCACCTAATTATGATGGTGTTTCAGCCGGTTGCATCGTCTTAAGGAATAACGAAATAGTTTATACCAAGGGGGCATTTATATTGCCTACGGATAATCTAGTGGGCGCTTGGGCGGACGTTAAGCGTAAGGATCGCTCACAACCACATCACGTTGAAATCGGTTTGAAAGAGTTCAGCAAAGGGAAATCAACTTGGAATGCGATGCCTGCGACAATGATCCGCAAAACTGCAATTGTTAATGCTTTACGTGAAGCGTTCCCAGAATCGTTAGGAGCTATGTACACAGAAGATGACAAGAACCCAAATGAAACAGCAACAAAGGCTATTCAAAAGCAAGCAGAGCCAAGCAAAACTCAAAACAAATTAGCAGACATTATCGGAGGTGGAAATGATGCAACAAACAACGCTGGAGAACTTGAAACAGAGCCAGAACCTGAAATTATTGAGCCAATTAAGCAAGATGACACAGAAGAAATTGAAGGAACCTTTGAACAGCCAGAACTATTATGATAATGCTGCTGATTGGCGGTATATGAGTCCTACGTTGTTTAAGAGATTTATGGAATGCGAATTTAGCGCATTGCATGATTTGGAAAATCCGACAGAGAACAACGCCGAAGCGTTAGTTGTTGGCAACTATGTTCATTCATATTTTAAGTCGGTAAAAGCTCACGCAACTTTTGTTAAGGATCACGAATCAACCATTAACAAAAAGAATGGTAAGCCCAAAGCGGCATTTGTGAATGCTCAAAAGATGATAAACAGACTAGACAATTGGCATGCCTTTAAAGCTGCTTATAGAGGTGAAAAAGAAGCAATCGTCACAGGAAATCTTTTCGGTGTTGATTGGAAAGGGAAAATCGACTGCTTGAATGTTGAAGCTGGAATTTTCTTCGACATTAAAACAACACGTTCAATCCATGATCACATTTGGAACGAGGAGACGCGCACAAAGGAAAATTTCATTATTAGATACAACTACACACTTCAAATGGCGGCTTACAAAACAATGCTTGAACAGATGTATGGGCAAGAATTTACGCCGGTAATTGTAGCGGTCAGCAAAGAAGATCACCCAGACATTCAAATGATTAGTTTTGATGGGTACGACTTTGAACAAGACTTACAACTTATCAAAGACAATCAAGAACATATTATGAACGTTATTTATGGGAAAGCAGAGCCGTTCAAATGTGGCCATTGCGATTATTGCAAGGATACAAAACAACCGACCGATGTTATTTCAGTATTAGACCTATAGGAGGGCACCAAATGAATTCAGTAAACTTAATCGGCAACTTAACAGCCGATATTAAATTAGAAACAAGCAGCAACCAAACACACTATGCAAGATTCTCTTTAGCGGTAAGACGTGATGCTAATCACACAGATTTCATTAATTGTGTTGCGTTTGGCAAGACAGCGGAAATGCTAAGTAATCAGTTAAAAGGTTCAAAGATTGGTGTTAGTGGAAGCTGGCAAACAGGAAGCTATCAAAACCAACAAGGACAAAAGGTTTACACCAACGATTGTAGCGTTTATCGAGTTTATTTCTTATCACCATTAAATAAAGATGCTGACACGCGCAATACAGCACCAAGTTCAGCGGCACCAGCTAATAACTATGTTGATCCATTCGTAAATAGCGGACAACCAATCGATATTTCAGACAACGATTTACCATTCTAATGGAGGCAGCTCATGGCTATATACAGACAGATTCATACAACGATTTGGCAAGATAACTTCGTTGGCGACGTGCTGACAGACCCCCCAGAAAAGCTTTTCTGGGCTTACCTGCTAACTAATAGCCAAACTACCCAATGTGGGGTTTATCCGTTCAGAATGCGACAAGCACAGTTTGACACCGGGTTAACCGAAGACGAAATAAAAAGCATCATTAACAAGCTAGTGCAATACGAAAAGATTAAATATAGCACAGAAAACAATGAAATTATGATTGTCAATTGGCTGAAATACAATTCGGCTAGATCACCTAAAGTGGCTGCGGTCATTGATAAAGAACTTTTAAGCATCAAAACACTTGAATTTGAATCAGAAGTCATCAAGAAGTGTTTGGAACTTAAATACCCTATCAAGACAAAAGTATCTGAAAAAAATACAGTATCGATACCCTATCGATACCCTATCGATACGATATTGCAACCAGAACCAGAACCAACACAGAACCAGAATATAACCAACACAGCAACAGCAACAGAACCAACGGACGAGGACCAGGCTTCTGCTGCTCCTGACGTTTACGCCTATTACCAAGAAGCTTTTGGCGTGTTGAATAGCTTTGTTAGCGAAAACCTAACGCAGTGGGTCAAGGATTTAGGCAGTGACTTGGTGATCGAAGCGATGAAACGTTCTGCACTTGACCAGAAGGGGTTCCGTTATGCGGAAGGCATCATGAGGCAATGGGTCAAAAAGAACCTAAAGACACTTGAAGACGTTGCTGCTGACGACGTTAGTTTTAACAACAACAGTCGTCCAAAACGTAATTCGGGTAAACAAGAGCCTACACCTGATTGGGCTAAGCCTGATTACGTGGCTCCGGTTGAAGAGAAAACGCCAGAACAGGCAGCAGTTGATCAAGCAAAATTAGATGAAATGATGAGAAAGATAAAAGAAGGCAGGGATGTTAATGCCAGCTAAAGTAGGCGACGTTGTAAGTTGCCCGCCGCAGGTAGTTCTAGGCCAAACAATCGCTAACGGCGGACAGGCTTACGTTGTGGGGGTAAAAAAGCAACGATTCGGCAATACGATACGTCAAATAAATACAATCCAAGACAAGTATGGCAACCGCACCGAGTATTTTGACTCGGATTGCGGAATAGTGCGGGAGGCGAAATAGATGGTCTCAGCAGCGATGAACGAATTATATGAGTTAGAAGATAAGTATGGCGGAATGATGCGGATCCCTGACGACGAATTATCTAGAATTAGAAATGCGCTTGATACTCCAGAGGGCGATCAAACTAAAGTACGCAGAAAAAGAGGACGGCCAAAAGGAACGGGCAAGACATCAAAGCGAGTATTAGATAATGCGGCGAGAATTGAAGTGCTCTATGCAAGAGGGACTTCTGTTCAAGACATCTGTAAGCAACTTGACCTATCTAAGGCACATGTACATCAGCTAGTTAGAAGATTTGGACTTAACACTAAATACAATTACCAAGATTACCGATATAAAGTTTCAAACGGAAATGAAGAACATTATTTTAGAAATATTGAACTTTTAGCTGATTATTTTGGGCTAAATAGTTATCGAGCTATGAAGAAGTTTCAACAGAATGGACAGATTAACGGCTTCAAACTTGAAGTTGGTAAGTTCCGAGTAAAGGGAGAGGGCAATGATGCAAACAAAGATGACACCAGCCGATAGATTGAGTGAGCTGGTTAGCGATAATAACATTCCTGTAACGGCATTGTTTGATGTAAAAAGTCGAATTAATGATTGGTTAGCAGCTGGTGGAAACCTCAACGATGAATATATGTGGATGCAAGTTCGGTATATCGAGAACATTGCAAAACGCATGGGAGAACTTGGAGGTAGTCTGTAATGATAATTGGCACACCTGTAAAGATTAAAGGTTATGATGTGCACGCTGTTGTGATTGAGAATGATCAAGATGGCTTAATAATTAGAGATGCAAACGGCAGAGAGTATTTCTGTTTCGAGTCAGAGTTAGTTATTTCAAGGAAAGAACTGGTTAAACAATGATGAAAGAAATATTAGACGCATGCTGTGGCAGTCGTATGTTCTGGTTTGATAAGGAAGATTCCAGAGCGCTGTTCATGGATAACCGCACAGTTGATAATGAGCTACTATGCGACAACCGCAGATTGACGGTTAAGCCAGATGTGGTTGCAGACTTTACAGAAATGCCGTTTGAGGACGAATCATTTAGCTTAGTGGTATTTGATCCGCCACACTTGTTACGCGCAGGGCCTAATTCATGGTTGGCAAAGAAATACGGGAAGTTAGACGAATCGTGGCCAACGATGTTACATGATGGCTTCGCTGAATGCATGCGAGTTTTAAAGCCTAATGGCACATTGATTTTCAAGTGGAATGAAGACCAAATCAAACTTAAAGATGTTTTGGCCACAACTGAATACAAGCCGCTGTTTGGGAATAAAAGAAGTAAGACACATTGGGTAGTGTTTATGAAATGAAATTTAGTGGTTATTGCAAAAAGTGAAACATTCTAAACCCGTCGAAATCGACCAGTTTAGAACACGAACATTAAGGGCTACTTTTCAAAAGTAAACCAAAATAAAAAGACCGCGTTAGCAGTCGAAGGAGGATTAACATGCAAATTAAACGAATTACCAATAGCAAGCAGTGGTTAGATGCCATTTACCGTGGGGCAAGAGCTAAGCGTATGGATGAACAACAGCTATCAAAGTCCTTTGTGTTGCTGCTGCTGAGAACGCAGTACATGCACACTTGGCTGTATTATCTGCCAATAAGAGGCCGCAAGAACAAAGGAAACCGACTGCACAAGTTGGCAGCTGATTATTTCTATTCATTGAGCGGCCCTGATCGCATCAAGCTTGTTAATGATTGTTTTGAGATTAATTGGGGCAGCCGCAGCTTGAAAACAATTTATCAATCAATGCTAACTGATGACGACTTAATTAAATATTAGGAGGATTAACATGCGAGAGATTAAGTTTAGGGCGTGGCACAAAAATAGAAAGACGTTTCTTGATTTTTATTGGGCAGTAGACAAGTTAGGGAGAACTTTCTCGATATTAGACAAGTATGTGTATGACGAGTTTACGAACGAAGTCGAACTCATGCAGTACACCGGCTTGAAGGATATGAATGGCGTTGAGATTTATGAAGGGGATATTCTGCAAGACCCAGATGACGAAGGATTCTGCTACGAAGTTGAATACGATTATGGCAGATTTAGTTGTGGCGATAACGATTTAATCGATTGTCTTGGGTGTAATGTTGTTGGCAACAGATTTGATAATCCGGAATTGTTGGAGGCGGACTAATGTTTTGGGATATTTTCTGGTGGCTGTTTACGTCACAGGGCGAGACGTTTATTAAAGCGTCAATCATCATCTTGATTTTCGTGTTATTCGTTTGGGGATATGTTGAGATGGAAAAGGGGGGCGACTGATGCAAAGTCCGACAGCGTTAAACAAGCGCGGCAAAAAAATAGAAGCGGATGGCTTTAAATTTGATTCAAAAAAAGAGTTTGACTTTTACAATCGATTTGTTAAGGATTGCGGGCTACCGTTTGAAGTTCACCCGCGTTTCATTGTTGAACCAAAACAAGAAATCCAAGGCGGCAATATTTCATCAATCGCATATACGCCGGACTTTATTATCTTCGATCCATCCGGTAATTGGCTGCACGTGTATGATGTCAAAAACAGCCTTGGGCCTTATGGGATTGATCAATCGAACAAACTTAGATTCCGGTTGTTTGCTATGAGGTATGGCCATCCGGTTGAAGCTGTGGTTGTTCGGACTAATGACTTCAAAGTTATTACGCAAGGTGTTACTAAGCCGCTTAATGACAAAGAGCCGTTGATCAAACGGGACTTCAACTACAGCTGGGTTGAAGCTACCAATTATTAGGAGATGGCTACATGACAATTGAACAAGAATTATTCAAGCGATTCTTTGAATGGACATTCGAAGACCACGCGCAAGATGTAGTTCGAACCGTAGTCTGGATGAATAGCCACATGGTGATGATTAAAAGAGATTATCCAAAAGAGTATTTGGCTTATAAAGCACTAACTAATCAGCAGATTAATCAAGTTATATGTGAAGTATTACTACCATTTTAAAAATATAGGAAGATAACTAATGACAGACAATCAGATTAAACTACTTGAAGAACTAAAATCTATGGTAATACATGATAAGACCGCTTATCCAATGCTAGCTTTTGGTTACGTGATCAAAAAGAACGATAGCACTTATGACGAATTATCACAGCGAGAGGAATACGAGGTAATGAAGGCGTTCGGCGAATGGGGGCTTAGTTGATGGGCGAAAGGAATATTGTTGAAATTGTCCGCGAAAACGTAGTTAGGTATATGGCAGAAGCTGGGATGAAAAAATTTGATTTAGCTATGGTTGTCGGCGGAACCGCGGGAATTCAAAGGTTAATTGACGGTGGCTCAGTTAACGGACCAACGATTGTGACACTTCAAAAAATAGCTATGGCACTTGGGGTGAAAACGATTGATTTGGTTGAGGATTGGAGTGATGAAGATGAATAGCGCTGGTTTAATTACAATCTAATTTAGGCACAAAAAAAGCCGCCCTGGCCGGCGACTTCTACATACTTATTAGTTCGAATGACTATATTATAACAAAATAAAGGGGTATACGCATGGTTTCGTTTAATGAGTTATTTCCACAAGTCGACGAAAAAGCAACGATTGATAAAGTAAAGCATTTCTTTAAAGTACAGTTACCCACTATGCAACGCTATAGTCATAGAAATGTGAGTGGTATCAAGTCACCGGTCATTACTGATATGCCAAAGGGTGGATCCGTAAATAATCAAATGGAAGAGACGTTGACCCAAAGACTGTATGCAGAGCAAGTAGTAGCACGTTGCCGTGAAGCTATTGATTGCTGCGACGCTATTAGTCAGAAGATTCTATGGAGTATCTATGTAAAAGAAAACACTGTAACAGCAGCTCAGCTTGAAAGCGGGTATGGTGAAACTCGATTCAGATATTATAAGAATCGGGCATGCCTGCAATTTGCAGATGCATTCATGATTGAAGACTTGCACGAGTTCAAGAAATAAAAAGTGCGGTTTTTGTGCGGATTGTCTGTGGTTATTAGCCGGATTTCCGTGATAAATTAGTATTATGGATTATTAGTAAAGCGCGCTTAAACTGTGACCAGTAATCACCGGCGGAAAACGGTGGTCGCGCTGTTGCCAAAAATACGATCTGTTATACCCGGCAATTAGCGTTAATCAAACTTTGTTAGGTTAATCGACTTCAATTCTAATTGCTGGAAGCGTGGGGTTAGCACGTTGTTGCCGTGGATGATCGCGGACCTAACCATTCCTAGTAGCTTAACGGTAAAGCGTGCAAATCCTCCTTTAGGCGCAACTGGTAATCCACCGTTCGAGTCGGTGGCTAGGATATTGACAAATGTCAAGCCCACCACACCGTTAAATCGGCAGGCATGTCCTGATGTGGTGATTTTATTTAAGGGTTATCAGTATTCTAGACCATGCTGATTATAAAACCCCAACCTATCGCAGTGGCGGAATAGGTAGACGCAAGTCAATAGTGAGACTAATGAGCTTCTATTGATTGAGCAAAGTTTCATGCGTGGTGCAAATCCACGCCTGCGATATTGCCAGCAATGGCTAATGATTCACCTCTAAGATTCCCTAGCCTTTATGGCTGGTGTTTTGTATTATAACTATGAGGTGAATAATTTGGAATATATAAAAGATAGTAGCAGATTATCTTGGAAGGATGCATATAATATTATGGAAAGGGATTACATTTGCGGGTATTGTGGTAGCCATACTTCTTCTGTGATGGGATTGAAATTAACCGAGTCGTACATACGACAAGGCTATTCCTCTAAATCCTATCGGCAAAGTGGAAAAAATGGTATTTATATTTGCACACATTGCCAGTTACCTAGTTTTTTTTGGGATGATGTACAAATTCCTGGATATAAGTTCGGAGATGAGGTTAAGGGAATCTCAGATAAATTAGCTCAACTATACAATGAAGCAAGAGATTGTTATTCGGTGAATGCATATACAGGTGTAGTTTTGCTATGCAGAAAATTACTGATGAATATTTCAATTGAATTGGGTGCAGAGCCAAATAAAAGATTCATTGAATATGTAAATTATCTTGACGATAATAATTACATATCTGCAAATAGTAGAGGATGGGTAGATAAAATTCGAAAAGTTGGTAATGAAGCAACCCATGAGGCCGAAATAAAATCAAAAGAGGATGCCACTAACTTGATAAAATTCTGCGAAATGATTATGAAGATGAATTTTGAATATCCAAGTTTGATTGAAGAATAGAAATGGAAGGCAGCTTAGGCTGTCTTTTTTTGTACATAAAATTAAAGGAGTGATAGGCATTGTGAAACTAATACATTCAAAGTACGGCTACGAAACACCTGAATGGACGGCAGCGGATGCCCGTTTAGAAAAGTGGCTTAAACAGAAGAAGATAGATGAGAAACGTCGTTCAGATAATGAGCGGCGTATTTTATTGGAGAAAAACAATTATAAGAAGGAGGGCGGTGCTATGTAATGCATGATGAATCAAGAAATGATGCAAAGGAAGACTATTTATCTGGGATGAAGTACAAAGACATCGCTGATAAATATGATGTGTCGATTAATACCGTGAAATCATGGAAACAGCGTAATGGATGGGAACGTGGGCCAAATAAAAAAGCGGTGCACCACAAAAGCAAAAAGGGTGCACACAAAGTTGAAAAGGTTGCACCCAAAATAGTGAAGGAATTATCTGCTAATGATGGGTTAAACGATCAACAGAAAATGTTCTGCTTGTACTATCTGCAACGATTCAATGCCACATGGGCTTATATGCAAGCTTATGACGTTGATTATCGAACAGCTAATGTAAATGGCCCAAGGTTGCTAGGAAATGCTAGTGTGCGTGAGCAAATCGATAAGCTGCGTGGCGAGATTGCTAACGACCTATTCGTTACAGCTGATGACATCGCTAAAGAGTATGCCAAGCAAGCGTTCGCTGATATTGGCGATTACGTAGAGTTCGGTGGACAAGAATCAGCTATCCTTGATGAAGATGAACGAGAGCTGCTAGACGATAACGGTAATCCAATTAAATCGCATAGATCGTATGTCATGTTTAAAGATAAGGCCAAGGTTGATACATCTCTTATCAAAACAGTAAAGATGGGTAAAGATGGACCTGTTATCGAATTATACGATAAGCAAAAAGCTTTAGACTTTCTAGTGAACTATGTAGGTGAGAAGCAGTCGCTTAAAGGCCAACTCATGCAGGCTCAAATTGACCGCTTGAAGATTCAGAATGGTGATAACGATCCTGATGAAGATGACGACGATGGTTTCTTAGAGGCCATTGACAAGTCAGCGAAGGATGTGTGGTCTGATGAGTAATGTATTTAAGTTTACGCCGTTTTCCAAGAAGCAGATGCAAGTTTTGACGTGGTGGCGTTATGAGAAAACACGTGTTAAAGATGCAATCATATGCGATGGTTCAGTTCGTGCAGGTAAGACTCTTATCATGTCACTATCCTACGTTTTGTGGGCAATGACTGAGTTTGAAGAGGAACAGTTTGGTATGGCTGGTAAAACAATCGGTTCATTCCGGCGAAACGTTGTGCGCCCTTTGAAACGAATTCTAAAAGCCAGGGGTTACCGGGTTAAAGATAAGCGTTCGGATAACATCTTAGAGATTAGCAAGGGTGGCGTTACCAACAGCTTCTTTATATTTGGTGGTAAAGATGAAGCGTCTCAAGATCTGGTTCAAGGGTTAACAGCAGCGGGTTTCTTTTTTGATGAAGTTGCCTTGATGCCTGAATCATTTGTTAATCAAGCTACGGCACGTTGTTCTGTTGAAGGCTCAAAGCTTTGGTTCAATATGAATCCTGAGGGTCCGTATCACTGGTTCAAAACAGATTGGATTGACAAAATTGCTGAGAAAAATGCTATTCATATTCACTTTACAATGAATGACAATCCTTCGCTGAGTGCCAAGATTAAAGCAGGTTACGAGCGAAGGTATTCCGGCGTGTTCTATCAGCGTTATATCCTTGGACTGTGGGTGCTATCTGAAGGTGTTATCTACGACAACTTTGATAGGCAAACAATGTCTGAAGACATCCCGGAAGACATGCATTTCAGTAAGTATTATGTATCCTGTGATTATGGGACGTTAAATCCGACTGTATTCTTGTTGTGGGGATTGAATGACGGCATTTGGTATTGCATCAAGGAGTATTACTATTCAGGGCGTGAGACCAAGCATCAGCGGACTGATGAGCAATATGCTAATGAGTTAATAAAGTTCTTAGACGGCATTAAAGCGCAGATTATCATTGATCCGTCTGCTGCGTCGTTTATCACTAAGCTAAGAAGTATGGGCTTCACGGTTGTCAAAGCGCAAAATGATGTGCTCGATGGAATACGTGCAACGCAGACCGCGCTTAATATGGGGCAGATTAAATTCAGCTCAACATGCTCTAACGTGTTTAAAGAGTTTGCATCTTATATCTGGGATATCAAAGCGGAGCAACGTGGCGAAGATAAACCTGTCAAAGAACACGATCATAGTATGGATGCGTTACGCTACTTTGTATTCATGGTGATTTACAAGAATAGAACAGCAAAAGTGTCAGCCAAACCGGCTGGCCTTTTTGGTTAGGAGGGATATTTTGGGATTTCCGATTGATAGAGAGTTGGCAGGGGACATTAATAACCCTAGCCTTGAACTCTTAGATTATGTGTTACGGAAACAAGCGAAGAACAAGCGGCGCTTTGATAAGTTAGACCGTTATTACAACGGTAATCATGACGTGTTAAATCGTAAGTTAAATGAAAATAGCAAGAATAACAAGGTAGTAATCAATCATGCTAAGTATGTGACTGATATGGCGGTGGGCTTTGTTACTGGTAATCCATTCAGCTATACTGCTGCGCCTGGCAAGAATATCAAAGCAATTCAAGACTCATTCGATGCAATGGATATAGTGTCCCATGACACTGAATTAGAGAAGGATTTATCTGTTTTCGGAGTAGCCTACGAGTTGTTGTACTTGAAGGCAATCGATGATAAGACAACCGAAGAACGGATTGAATCTATTGATCCGCGGGGCGTTGTGTTAGTCACCGATGATTCAGTAGAAAAGAATCCATTATTTGGCATTCATTATCAAAAGAAGTTTGGCTTAGATGGCCGTGAGAATGGTTATCTAGTTAAAGTTTATACCGCTAAAGGTGTGCTCAGCTATCGAACTGTTTCAGGGCTTAGAATGGCTATAGGTAATGTCGGTAAACCGAAATATAAGGAGCACTATTTTGGTGGTGTCCCGATTATTGAATATCGTAATAACGAAGAGAAGCAAGGCGACTTTGAACAAGCTATCTCATTAATTGATGCATATAACGTACTTCAATCTGATCGTGTTTCGGACAAAGAAGCGTTCATTGATGCTTTGCTGGTTGTATATGGATTCAAGATTGAAGGTGAACTAAAGAACGGAATGATTGAAGCTCCGGGTAAAGGAAATGATGGTGCTTCTGTTGAGTGGCTAACTAAGCAGTTTGATGAATCTCAGTTACAAGTGCTAATTAAGTCATTGCAAGATGACATTCATAAGATTACTTATGTACCCAACCTCAATGACGAAAAGTTTGCCGGTAATATTTCAGGTGAAGCCATGAAGTATAAGTTATTTGGTTTATTGAACCTCATGAGTATGAAATCTCGTTACTTAGTTAAAGGATTGAGACGACGTTTAGAATTAATGCAAAACATCATGCTGATTAAGTCCCAAGATGTCGATGTGAAAGGCACGAAGATTGATATCACGCCTAACATCCCTGTTAACTTAACCGATATCATCAACAACATTCGTAATGCTGACGGCTTTATCCCACGTGAAATCACATTAAGCTGGTTACCTGGTGTTGATGATCCTGCGGAAGTGGTAGCAATGTTGGATAAACAAAAAGCGGATGACATCGAACAGAACCAAAAAGCTTTGGGTCAACCAAGTAACAGCAATTTAGATGACAAACCAGACGACAAAGGAGGTTATCGTGATGATCAAGGCGACGTTTCAACTAAACAAAAGCAAACAGATAACGGGCTATCGGATTAGCGGTCATGCTTTGTTCTTGCCAAAAGGTATGGATATTGTTTGTGCGGGCGTTTCAGCGCTCACGATTGCTATTACTAATGAGTTACGAAACGATGTTAGCGTCGATCATGATAACGGCTTTATCTCAGTTGGCGATATTCAATCCAGTTTAGTCAACACAACGCTCACTCATACGCTACTATCGGGGCTACAAAGCATTGCGGAACAATATCCGGACAACTTGACGGTAGAACAGTTAACTAGCTTAGAGGCGTAAATATGGCTGATAAGGACAAGCTTACTTATTGGGAGCTACGGTCAGCACTTGAGGAGCAGAAGCTGTTTAAACGTGGTGACGAGTACGAACGGAAAGTTATTAACGTTTATAACCAAGCTAGACAGTACCTCACTAATGCGGTCGATGAGTTATACAAGCGATACGATGGGCAAACTTCATTAACTGAAGCTCAAGCAAAGGCGGCTCTAAACAATACAGTACCAGCTGCGGCCTTAGTAACTTTGCAGAATGCGGTTAAAACAATCGATGATAAAGAAACTAAGATTAAAGTACAAGAATATCTTGATTGGGTGGCTGCTAAGTCACGAATCACCAAGATGGAAGAACTGAAGGCTAAGGCTTATATTGTTGCTAAGCAATTAGCAGATGTGCAATTGGAGCAATCAACTGATTATTATGTCAATGCGGTTAAAGATGCTTATGCCAGTGCTTCGAGAGAGGCAATTATAGGCAACGTTCAAGCTAGGGAGGGTGTCTATCAGGGAGAAACGGTCCCGAGGGTTAATCACGAGACCAATCAAATTGAATTTGTTAAGCCTGAAAAGACTACGCCAATAAAGGCTGAGAATGCTGATGCATTCAGCGAGTTATCGACTCATGAAGTTAAACAGATACTTGATAAACCGTGGTTGGGTAGCAACTATTCTAAGCGAATCTGGAATGATACTGATTTGTTAGCCAAGAAGTTACAAGAATTGTTTGCTGTATCTGAAATGACTGGTATGAGCCAACATGAAATGGCTGATAAGATTGCTAAAGAATTTAATACTGGTATCGGTGTTGCTAGGCGTTTAATCCGGACTGAAGCTAATCATGTACACAATCAGGCTAAATTAGCCGGGTGGAAAGCACATGGCGTTGAAAAGTATTCTTTAGTGGCTGTGCTAGATTTTCGGACTTCTCAAAAGTGTCGGGATATCGACGGAAAGGTTTTTGATGTTGATAAAGCTATTGTTAATGTTAACTTTCCACCATTGCATCCCTGGTGTCGAACGGTTGCGGTCGCTTGGTTTAGTTACGCCAAGTATGGCGGTAATCGAACCGCTAATGATCCTATTACTGGCGAGACGTTTAAGCTCAATACTGATGATACTTACAGGGATTGGGAACAGATGCTAATCGATAAGCACGGGAAAAAGGCTGTTACTCGAAAATGAATTATTTGAGACCTGTCAAATGTCTTTAAACTGGGCAAATTACAGCGTGTGTGGGCTAAGTGTTTCACATTTAGAGATAAGCATTGTGTGTGGGTCAGAAATGATGTTCATGGGATGCTTATTTTTTGTGGAATGAATTGGTGTGCATGAGCTTAGGAGGAATTTTAAATGAAACATGTCAAGTTATTCTCAAATGTCTTACCAATGAAGTTACAACTATTCGCTGATGTCGGAGAAGGTGGACCCGGTGCGGGAGAAGGCGGTACTGGTGGTAATGGCGCAGGTGAAGGTGGGCAAGACCCAAATTCAAGCCAAATTACTTTTACCGATCAATCGGAATTAGATAGCTGGTATGACAAGAAGTTTGCTAAGTCTGCTGAAAAGTTAAAGGAAGGTTGGAGACAAGAACAATCGCAACAAAAGGCGTATGAAGACATGACGCCAGATGAACAACGCGAACACGACTTGGAACAACAACAATCTGAATTGGCAGATCGTGAACAAAAGGTGACTATCGCTGAAAATCGAGCAAACATCACTCAAAAACTAGCTGCTGACGGATTACCAGTTGGCTTAGTTGCTGCTTTTGAACCAGCTTTGGCTGATACAGATAATCTAGAAGATCTTTATACCAAAGTTGCCAGCGGTTACCGCGACACAGTTAAGGAAGCAGTTGATAAGAAGTTGGCAGGCTCATCTGATGTACCTGGTTCAACCGGCGGTGGTGGTGGTAGCCAATCTGTTGGTGAATCGTTAGCCGAACAACGCAATGCTAGTCAGCAAGCCCAAAAATCTATTTGGGATAAAAAATATTAGGAGGAACTAATTATGTACGTAGGAAAGAAAGTTACAATGTCAGACATCAACTTTTTAGCAAGTGAACACTTTATTTCATTCACTGAACAAGTTGATGAAAATACAGTGGGTGTTATTACTGATGATTTAGGGCACAAAGTTGTGCCAGCAGGTACAGTTTTCCCTTCAAACGATGCTAAAGCAAAGGGGATTACGATTCATGAAGTTAATGTATCAAACGGACCGCAACCAGTTGGTTTAATTGTTGAGGGTTGGTTATTGGCACAACGATTGCCAGTAATGCCAACCGATGAAGCTATGAAAGCTATGACTTCAATCAAGTGGCGTGATGTCGAAAAGAAAAATGAACCAGCTGAAACAGGTAAATAATTAGAATACTGGAGGAACAGACATGAAAAAACAATTAGTTATGAATTTACAGCACTTTGCGGACATCTTAGAAGTGTTTACTAAGAAAGATATTTTAGATTACACACGAAACCGCGCTTACCCTGAAATGCTTGGTGACACTTTATTCCCATCTCGTAAGACTCAATCGTTAGAACTAGATCAGATTAACGCTGGTAGTATGACACCAGTTATTGCGTCAGTATCAGCATTTGATAGTGAAGCTGAAATCGGTAGCCGTGAAGCTAGCGCTCAAACGCTTGAACTAGCGTTGATCAAACGTAAAATGCAAATCAAAGAAAAAGATTTGATTGCACTACAAAATCCACGGACACCACAAGAAGGCGAGTACCTTCAAGGACGTGTTTATAATGACATTGATACTTTAGTTCAAGGCGTCCAAGCTCGTGCTGAAAAGATGACAATGGAAATGCTATCTACTGGTAAAATCACTATCAAAGGTAATGGCTTAGATGCTAATTTAGACTATTCAGTTGACAAGAAACACCAAGCTGCATTATCAGGTGCTGAATCATGGACTAATGATGCAAGTGATCCAATCAAAAACTTAGAAGACTGGTCAGACAGCTTAGACGTTGCGCCAACTCGTGTTCTAACATCGAATAAAATTTTGCGTATCTTTATGCGTCATCCTAAAGTGATTGCTGCCATTTTCGGTAAAGATTCAGGCAGAACAATTGGGATGGCCGATTTGGATTCCTTCATGCAAGCTCATGGATTACCTGTTATCCGCACCTATGATAACAAATACAAAACACAAGATAAAAACGGGAAATATATCTCGGAACGCTACTTCCCAGAAAATAGCTTTGTGATGATGAATGATGACTTGCTTGGCGAAAAGGTATGGGGACCAACACCTGAAGAAATCGCATTGACGGGTGCCGGTGATATTGAATCATCAATGATTGGTAATGTCTATGCCGGCATTTATCGTTCAACGATTGACCCAGTGGGGACATGGACTAAAGCATCAGGCTTAATGATTCCATCATTCGCTGCTGTTGATGAAGTATTCCAAGCAACCATTGATCTAACTAAATAATTGGAGTGATTGTTGTGAGCGATGAAAAAAGTAAACAATTAACTGCGTTGAAGCGTCTTACAACTGAAGAGGATAGTGATGCGGCTTTGATTGCTGACTTGTACAACGATGCGATCACTGAGGTTCTTGATTATACTAATCGGGATAAGATGCAAGATGGCATGTACGTCTACGCTAAGAAGATTGCTAAGGTTGCGTTCAATCAACTTGATGTCGAGGGTGAGACAGCTCGAACTGAAGGCGGCGTTGTTCAGAACTTCGAAGTAGGAATTCCTACAAGTATTCGTTCCAAATTAAATCGTTACCGAATTGCTAAAGCGAGGTCTTTATATTGAGACTCAAACGAAGCGATTTAGTAGCGGTTTTTTTACGGAAAAGAATAGTAGGGCATGACGATGAGCTGAATGAGATCATTACCTATGATGATGGTCAAAAGCTAATGATGAATGTCCAACCTGCATCAGGGCAAGTCGCAGCCGAATTGTACGGTGAGCGACTACGTTACTTTGCCAACGCCAAGTATGTAGGTAATGCAATCAAAGAAAACCGTAATGAGTTAGACGGTATTTGCTTGAATGTTGCATCGGAAGATGATCCTGATTACCGGATTGTAGCAATCAACACTTACAGCAATCATCTGAACATGACGCTAGAGAGGATTAAGCAAGATGGTAAAAGTCGAAGTAAGAGGAATGAACCAACTCAAGGCAAAGCTTGATAGGCTACCTAAAGTTTTAGAAGACGCTGTTTGGGATGCTAACTTTGATATTGTTGAGCTTGCTAGGGCTGATACCGTGCGCGAGATTCAATCTTCTACCAAACATGGGAGTGGCGAGACCGCCGGTTCATACAAGGATGAAGTTGTTATTAATAGCAACGGGCATGTTGTTGGTCGGATTTGGTCTGATAACCCAACAGCAATCTATCGAGAGTTAGGTACTGGTCAAGTTGGGCAAGCGTCACCTAAGGAGTTACCTGAAGGAGTCACGCCAGTATATCGGCAGACTCCTTGGTTTATTCCTGCTGAAGGGTTGCCCGATTTAAACGCTCTGTATGGCATGCCGTTGATTACTATCAAAGGTAAGAAGTTCTATCGAACAAATGGGCAACCTGCCAGACAAGCGCTCATGCCTGCCATTAAAGGGGCAAAACGGCAAGCTCCTGAAATCTATAAAGCTAATGTCCAGAAACAACTTAGAAAGTTGCGTGGTTAATTTGGAGATTATTAATATTAAACAGCTTGTGGCAGATATTCTGTCTAAACAGACAGATTTAAACTACTGCGGGACAAGTTATCCAGATAAGTTAACTAAGTTCCCTGCGGCAATCTACCACACCGCACATAAGCCGCATTTTATCGATTCTGATAAGCAGGAACTAGAAACTGATTGGACTGTTTCCATCGATTTGTTTAACGATCATGGTTCTCTTACAGAAATCTCAAACAAGTTAGTAAATGAGCTTGTTAAGTTAGGGTTTTCTTACACTTCAGGAGACCAAAATTTAGCAGGCGTAAAACGTACCGCTTTAGTATTCAATGCGATGGTTGATAACCAACGTAGAATGGTATTTCAAAATTAGGAGGAATTTCAAATGAAGTTATTAAAAACTGATTTACAAAAATTTGCAGAAACATTCGTAGACCCTAGTCTGGGTTTACTTACCAAAGGGACGAAACTAGCCTTTAAATCTAGTTTAGAAACAGATTTTGTCGAAGTAGCTGCAGTCAAGACAGTTCCAGATATTGGGTCTGATCCAGAAAAGGTTGATGTTACGTCACTTGAAGACGACAAGAAGAAAGCTATTGCAGGTTTGCAAGATTCAACTAACTTAGCCTTTGGTGTTGTTTACAAAGGTAAGAACTTCTATCAATTGCTTGATAAACAAGGAACAGACAAGCAATACGATTGGAAAATTACTTATCCGGATGGGTTAACGGTAACGTTTAAAGGCGCATTCTCGCTTAAATTAGGTAATGCTGAAGTTAATAAGAGCATGGATTACACAATCACGGTTGTGGTTTCTGATGGGCCTGATATCGTAGCCCCAAAAGCGTAACGGGAGTCACACTTAATAAAACAACTTTAAGCTTAAAGTTTGGTGCTGTTGAAACACTAACCGCGTCCGTCACTCCCACGGATGCCATTAATAAAGCTGGTAAATGGGCTAGCGACAAAACTTCAATCGTTACAGTTGATCAAAACGGGAAAATAACTGCTATTGCGGTTGGTACAGCCAAAATCACATTTAAAACAGATGATGGTTTATTTGTTACAACATGCACAGTAACTGTTACTGCAGCATAGATAAAACTTAGGAGGAAACAAACATGACAAACGGTAAACAATTTAACTTAGGCGGTCTAATGTTAGACCTACGATTAAACGGAAAGGCAATCTTAAACATTGAAAAGCGCTTAGGTACATCAATCATGTCACTTTATATGGGTGGCAATGGTGGGGTAGTATTACCCGCCACCAACAAGCTATTAATCGTATTACAAGGTGCAAATCAAATTCACGGTATTACTGATAAAGATATGATTGGTGGTTTCGAAAAGTATCTCGAAGCAGGCAACACACCAATGGATTTAAATAATGTCATTCAAGAATTATTGGATGAAGCTGGTTTTTTCGGCAAGAAGAAGGACGATACCAAGACAGATGGGGAATCAGCAGAAATGACTCTAGACGGGGAGCCAACGGAAGTTACAAATCCGGAAGAAACCCTATAACCCAACCTGAATTTAAAAATGTGACCGAATTACTCTATGGTATTTATCCATATGCTGTGGAAAATGGCATCAAGGCTGACGAGTTTTGGCAGATGACGTTTGATGAAATTATGGTTTACATTACTGCGACAATTAAACATCACAGAATCATGCTTAAAGAGCGTGCGGTAATGGACCATAAGACAGCAGAACTCATGGCATTTGCTGTCAATGACCCAAGTAAGATGCCGTCTGTCGAGAAACACTATAGCTTTATGGATGACAGTGCAGAGCGTCAACCGGTTACATTAAATAATGAGCCTGATCAAGCTGAGCCAGAAGAATGGCAAAGTGATCAGGCTATTTTACTGCAACAGGCTATGTCAGTTAGGGCTACTAACGAACGAAAAAAGAATGAATAGGAGGTGAGTGAATGGAGTTAGAAACGCTTGAGGTCTATATTGATGCCAATCTCAGTCGGATTAATGAGCAACTTGAAAAGATTTATCCGGCTTTTGAGAAGGTGTTTAGCAGAGTCGAACAGATTACTGGTGCCTCAATGGATAAGACTGAAAAGTCTATGGACATCAGCAAGGGCAGTAATAAGTTAATTGATGAAGTCAAAAAGATTAACGAAAACATGTCCAAACAGTTCGATAACATGTCAAAAAATGCTGAATCATCCATGAGTAAAATAGGTGATGGCATGGCTAAAGGCATGGCCTCATCAAGAGTTAAGGTTGGCAAAGAAGTTGATCAACTAGTCAATAATGTTAATTCAAAGATGGACCAAGCCAGAGCAATCCAACAAAAGGTCTCTTTCCTTCAAAATAAGAAAGCTGTTGCTACCTCTAGTGGGAATCCATTAGATGCACAGAAGTTTGATGCTCAGGTGGCATCTGCTGAAGCACGAATGACACGGTATCAGAATCAAGCTAAAGCTCTTGCTGCAGAAATGCAGTCGGAGTTTGACGCTATTCCAGCATCGTTAAATAAGATTGCTCAAACAATGGATCAAAACGAAGCTGCTATTAATCGGCTGAAAGCTAATATTAAGTCTTTACGGGCAGAACAAGCTGATGCTGAAATGCCAACTGGGAACTTCACAGATGGCTTTGGTTCAAAGGCAACAGCTAAATCATCAAAGATTGGTGATCAGGCTGCAAAGCAAGAAACTAAAATGGCTAAACTCATTGCTCAAAATGATTCTTTAGGTGCTGCTTATGCCAAGGCTGAGGACAGAAGTGGTAGTTTAAAGAAGGCAATTAGTAAACTAAATACTGAATTGAATGGATCAGTAAATAGTACAAAACAGTCCAATTCAGCAATGAGCAGGCTTGGTTCAAAATTGACTAATTTAACAAGTAGATTTTCCAAGTTAAATGGTGCGCCAAAGAAAGCTTTGAATGCTTTAATTAACCCAATGGGAAGTATAACTAAACATCTTGCTAATATTGGTAATGGCTCTAAAAAACTAGATAATGTTGGTGCCGCCGCCAGAAGAAGCGGTGGTATGTTGTCAGGCATGTCGAGAGGATTAAAATCACTCGCATCGCAATTAATTATTTTCACCCTGTTATATCAAGGCGTTACGATGTTAGCATCAGGATTAGGGAGCGCGTTGATGACTAACTCTCAATTTGCTGCTTCGTTTAACCAGATCAAGGTTAATTTACTGACAGCATTCTATCCAATTTATTCAGCCGCATTGCCAGCGATTAACGCACTTATGAGCGTATTAGCAAAGGCAACTAGTTATATTGCACAATTTACTTCAGCCTTATTTGGAATGAGTTACGGTGCTGCAAAACAAGGAGCATCGGGACTTTACAATCAGGTTCGTGCTATTAATGATACAGGAAGTGCTTCCAAGGCTGCTGCTAGTCAAATAAAAGAAACCAACAAGCAGATTACAGCTGCAAATAAAAAGGCGGCAGAATCTGCTGCAGCTGCAAATGAAGCTTCTCGTAAACAAATGCAGGAAACTAAAAAGAAAGCACAAGAGTTAAAGGGTGCTTTAATGGGGTTTGATGAAATCAACGTACTTTCATCTGCTGAAGATAAACCTGATTATTCTTACGACAAACAAAAGGCCGATAAGCAACCGCTACAATCTGTTGATTCATTAGATGATGACAAACCAGGTGTTAATTTTAATGTTCCGGATGGAGAACAATTTGGTGGTGCCATTGCTGCAGCTAATGCATTGAAGAAAATACTTGCTGATCTATTTAAGCCTATGCAAGAAGCGTGGGATAAGTACGGGAAAAGAGTTATCGATGCTTGGAAGTATGCCCTACGAGAAGTAGGCGGACTAATTAAAGCTATCGGTAAGTCGTTTATGGAAGTTTGGACGAATGGGACCGGTGCTGTATTTATTGGCAATATCCTAAAATTATTGGCCGATGTTTTAAATATCATTGGCGATATAGCGAAAGCATTTAAAGATGCTTGGAATGATGGAGGACGAGGAACAAAACTAATCCAAACGATTTTTGATGCCTTTAACTCCATATTGAACCTCTTACATGCTATCGCAACTTCGTTCAGAGATGCTTGGAACGATGGTACAGGTGTATCTGTTGCTAAGAATTTAATAGATTTATTTACTAATATTGCCGCAATCATTGAAGCAGTTGCCAAGGCATTTCGAAATGCTTGGGTTGACGACGGCAATGGGACTAAATTGATTTCTTCTTTCTTAAAGATGTTTGACAGTATTTTAGGATTATTAAATTCGATTGCAAAGTCGTTTAAAGACGCTTGGAATGATGATACAGGTGTATCTGTTGCTAAGAATTTAATAGATTTATTTACTAATATTGCCACAATCATTGAAGCAGTTGCCAAGGCATTTCGAAACGCGTGGGTCGATGATGGTAATGGGACTAAATTGATTTCTTCTTTCTTAAAGATGTTTGACAGTATTTTAGGATTATTAAATTCAATTGCAAAGTCGTTTAAAGACGCTTGGAATGATGGAGGAATCGGTGAAAAAATTGCCGGTAATTTATTGGGAATTTATACAAATATTTTCAATACAATTGGGAATTTAGCGGATCAATTTAATAAAGCTTGGAATGCCGGTAATGTTGGAAAATCAATATTTTCGGGTATCTTGGGTATAGTAAATGTTGTGTTAGATACGCTTAAAAAGATGGCTGGTGCAACAGCAGACTGGGCTAAAACACTTGATTTTAGACCATTACTCAATTCAATTGATGGTTTGTTAAAAGCACTTCAACCGCTAACTAAGAATATTGGGGACGGGTTACTTTGGTTTTATAAGAATGTATTGCTCCCTCTTGCTGGTTTTACAATCACCAAATTAATACCTGCCTTTTTAGACGCATTATCGGGCGCAATAAAGTTATTGAATGGTATCATCGATGCTTTAAAGCCTGCCGGAAAATGGCTTTTTGATAGTTTCTTAAAGCCAATGGCGCAATGGACGGGTGGAGTTATTGTTTCTGTCCTTGGAGGAATTGGAAAAGCGCTTGGAGTTATCGGTGACTGGATTGGTAAACACTCAGAAGGGTTTTCAAATTTTGTTATTGCTGTTGCAGCATTCGCTACTGCTTTGAAGGCTATCTCAATGGTTCAAACAGCCGTTACGGTCGTTAGTGGAATAATGTCCGCATTAAGTGGTATTGGTGGCATAACGGGAGCACTCTCATTACTTGGTTCTGGACTAGGTGGCATTGTTACACTGCTTGGTGGACCATTCACGCTTGCGATTGCTGCCGCTATTGCGGTTGGGGTTCTACTCTGGAAAAACTGGGATACTGTGAAAGAGAAGGCTGGTCAACTTGGCAAGTGGATTGGTGAAAAGTGGAATGATATTAAGGTAGTCACTGAAAAAGTGTGGAATGGAATCATGAAGTTCCTGCAAAAGTGGGGCGTCGATATATTAATTCTTATGTTTACGGGTCCTGCAGCACCGTTCATTCTATTCGGTAAGTATGTATCTGAACATTGGGATTCAATATCTAAATCAACTTCAAAAGTATGGAACGATGTTAAAACGGCAATCAGTGACAAGGCTAAGGAAGCATTCGCTAATGCTAAGAAACACTTTGGCGATTTGAAAGATGCGGCAACTTCACATTTTGAGAATCTAAGAAAATCGGCTGCAGATAAGTTCGAAAACATTAGATCATCAATCTCAAGTAAAGCTAATTCAGCGAAAGATGGGGCTCTTAATGCATGGGCAACCATGCGCAACAATACTAGTCCGTATTTTGATTCAATCAAATCCAGTGCAAGCAATGCATTTGATAACGTAGCTAACTGGGCTGGCAATCTCGGCGGGAGGATTGCATCCGGGCTTAGATCTGGTGTTTCTGCAATTAAAAATGCAGCTGAGAGTATTGGCACGTCAATACTGTCACCTGTTAAGAATGCTATTAACGGCGCTTTGCGCGGCATTCGTCATGTATTGAATAGTGTAGGGGCTAGCTCCGCTGCGAATAAAATTTCAGATTTTAATATTCCTGGATTCGCAAAAGGTGGAACTCATCGTGGCGGACCTGCGTTGGTTAATGATCAAGCAGGAGGAATGTACAGAGAAGCATATCAATTACCAAATGGTAAAGTAGGCGTGTTCCCGGAGCAACGAAATATTATTGCCAATATGCCTGCAGGCACAAAGATTATGAACGCCACGAACACAGCAAGATTAATGCAATCTAATATTCCGCATTATGCTTTTGGGATAGGTGATTTTACTTTTCCAGAGATTCATATTCCTGATTTGAGTAATATTTTTAGCGGATTGGGCGGTGCATGGGATTCTGTCGTAGATACCACCGAAAGTATTTTGGATGATGTAACACATCCTGGCAGAGTTTTAGATTATTTTGTAAATAAGTTTACTAGTTTTTCAAGACTTGCTGGTATGCCGCTTGATTTTGCAAAAGGTGGAGTAAAGACTGTCAAAGATGGTGCGTTGAGTACTGTCAAAAGAGCTTTAGAAGAGTTTTCACCTGAGCCAACTGGCGGCAGTGGCGTTCAAAGATGGGCCGGTGTGATCCGCAAGGCATTGACTAAAAATGGCTTGCCTTCAAACGGCACTTATACCAATGCATGGTTACGACAGGTTCAAACAGAATCTGGCGGTAATGAACATGCAATGGGTGGTAACGATGGACTGCTAGATGGTAATGCTCAGGGATTGTTACAAGTTAAACCCGGAACTTTTGCTGCTTATAAGTTTCCCGGCTACGGCAACATTATGAAGGGCTATCATAACGCCTTAGCTGGTATTCACTATGCTAAGGCGCGTTATGGTTCTGATATGTTAGGAGTTATCGGGCGTGGTCATGGTTACGCCAATGGTGGTCCAATCTTTAAGCACGGACTTTATGAGATGGGTGAAGGCAATAATCAAGAAATGGTGTTGCCTTTAACCAATAGATCTCGTGCTTGGGAATTAATGCAACAAGCATCAGAGATGATGGGCTTTGGTCAACTTCAATTGCCTGAAGTATTGTCTCGAGAAGATAACTTCTCAAGTAACTTTGATTTATCAAATGGCAATAATACTCAAACTGGTGGTGTAGGCACTAACAACGTGCTATCAGTAATTGCAGAGTTGTTAAGCAATAGAGGTAATGATGGCGGGCAACAGGCAACTGTTGAACAACCACTCATTCTAGAACTTAATGACGATGTTTTGGGTAGAACTGTTATTAAGGTGATTAATAAAGAAATTAAGCGGACTGGTAAGATTCCGCTCAACATTTAGGAGGGATTGATATTCGTGTCATATTTAAAAATTGGTGGGACAGCGGTTAAAGCACCGCAGTCTTTTCAGGTAGCAATTCAGGATATTGATGGCAATACAACGAGAAATGCAAAGGGGAATATGAACCGGGATAGGGTCGCTGTGAAACGGAAGTTACAAGTTTCATGGGGGCCTTGTTCTATGGCTGAATCTGCTGCTATTCTTCAAGCTGTGTCCCCAGTATTCGTTTCTGTAACTTATCCTGATCCACAAGATGGAAAAATAGCTACACGAACCTTTTATGTTGGCGACCGAACGGCGCCGACTTATTCATGGAACGCTCAGTTTTCACGGATTGAATGGAAGGGGTTGTCTTTTGATTTTGTTGAGAAGTAAGGAGGGATTATATGCTGAAAGTAAGTGACGCGTTTAATTCAGCGTTTGCGGCGCCGGATAGAGAGCTTTGTGCACGCGTCACGATTGGAAAGACCGTTTACGATAGTGATGATTTAACTAGTATTAATTACGATTCGGGCGCAATGACCGGTGAGCAGTTTTCTATTGGCTCAACCTATATGAACTCAACAAAAATTACTTTTAGTCACTTAGTTGAAGGATTGAAACAACTAGATGAAGTTCTAGTTGAGTTTGGCGTTCTTAAACCGGATGGCGCAGTAGAGTACGTTAAAATGGGTACGTTCATTGTCGACGACAAAATTCAAATGGATCGTAATAACAATACGACCACGATTGAATGTATGGATAGAATGACAATGCTAGGCGGCGCCTACGTTTCAAAGTTAACTTATCCAGCAAGAATTAAGGATGTTGCCGTAGAAATTGCTAATATGGCAGGAGTTAAATCCAACGAAACTAGCTTTGCTAGATTATCAGAAAACAAGATTAATCAACCGACTGGCTATACTTATCGTGATGCTATCGGGTTAATTGCACAGTTTCAAATGGGCTTCGCATTGTTCGATCGTGACGGATTACTTGATATTAGAACGTTACAAGATAATTCATTTAAAATTGACCCAAACCAATACTTCTTAAAAGGCCTCGTTAAAAACGAGACCTTTTTTAAGTTGAATGGTATTAGTTGTACTGTTGTGACTACAAGTAAGGATGAAAACGGTAATGAGACATCCAAAACAACGGTGCTGCAAAGTGGTTCAAGTTCCGGGGCACAGATCAAGTTAGCTAATAACGTCATGACTCAAGATGTTTTAGATCGTATGTATGAAGCGCTCAAGTTTACTAATTACTATCCGTTCAGTTTAAATTGGAATGGCAATCCAGCTGTTGAAGCTGGTGATTGGTTAACAGTCGAAGATTTACAAGGTAATGAATTTAAAGTCCCTAATATGTCTTACACGCTTACTTACAATGGTGGTTTAACAGCTACCTCTAAGGCAGATACGTCGGTTAGTTCGCCGGCAACTTATAGTTATGGTGGGACAATTAGCAATATTGTTAATGAAATTGGCGGACGTGAAAGTGCTGAAGGTAATCATATTTATGAAGGGACTGAGGATCAGGAACCGACATTGTCTAAAGAGGGAGACCTTTGGTATAAGCATGTTGGGCCTGATACTGAAGAACGGATTTATAAGGATGGAAAATGGGAGTTCCTAACATCTACCAAAACCGCTAATGACGCGGCAGACGCAGCGGACAAAGCATCAAAGGAAGCCGAAGAAGCAAAGAATCAGGCTAACAAGGCAGTAGATGGTGCCAATGACGCAGTAGCCAAAGCAGGATTCGCCAACGACACGGCGACACAAGCTAAATCAGATGCGGCTTCCGCGTTGCAAAAAGCGCTAGATGCTTATAACCACGGTGACCAGATTAAAACTGGACTAACTGCTGACATCGACGCTGTTAAAGGGCAGGTTAATTTGAAGGCTAATCAGGTTGATGTTGATAAGCTAGGCGGGCGAGTAACCGACGCGGAAGCTCAAATCAAACTGCAAGCTGACCAGATTAAGCTGACGGTAAGTAAGACAGAACTAACCAACGTTTTGGGCGACTATGCCACCCAAACTTGGACACAGTCGCAGATTAAGGTCACTGCTGATGGAATTAACTCAACGTTATCAAGCGTTCAGACACAGGTTCAAAACAGTGCGGTGGGTACTAACCTATTAACAAATACCGGTGACTTAACTGCTAATTGGTACGGGGCGGCATTCTCCACAACTACAGAGTATGACGGACACCCTAGCATGGCATTCACTTCAAGTACACAGCAATTAGCATCGCAGTATTTGAATTTAGGAAAACTACAAAATTCAACTCGATATACTGCTAGTTTCTGGGCTAAAGCAGATAATGCGGGAGATAAAGCTCATACAGAATTATGGGGAAGTATCAATGCAGCCGATTTTGTATTAACCACAAATTGGGTACGATATACTGCAGTAATCACCAGTTCTTCTGATGCTAAAACTAATATTGGACAATCTAATTACTACCTTGGGGTTCCTACTGGGAATACAGGAAATGTTTATATCGCTTTACCAAAACTGGAAAAAGGCAGTCTAGCAACTGATTGGTGTCCTAATCCTGCTGACAATGTCTCGGTTGCTGCTTTCTCCAAGCTTTCGCAAACGGTTAATGGTGTACAGGTAACAGCTAATAACGCAGTGACACAAGCACAGTTTACGCTCTTAAGTAATCAATTTACCAGTGTTATCGGTGATCCAGACAACTTGATTATCGGCGGCGGCTTTGAGGATCAGCGTGATTATATCGGTCAGGCATCGCCGTATTGGTCTGGTCTCCACACAGTTGCGGTTAACGCAGATACCTCAATTGGCAACAATCCGTCTGCAACGGTTTTGCAGATACCTGGGCTTTTAACAGGTAATAACGATGTGACTGGTCGTAACCTTATTGCTGTCAGCCCCGCAGAATATAAATTTAGTCTAAAGTTGCGCTGGGCTAGTCCTACTCAACTCGGAACGATTCTTATTTACGCGTTTGAGTGTGATGCTAATAAAGCATTAATCGCGCCAAAAGTAATTGCTCAAGATACGACACCAAATGGGTGGCACACGGTTACTGGTACTTACACGCCCAGCAGCGATAAAGTACGTTATATTAAATTTGATGTGACTTACGCGGGTGCGCAGGGTACTACACCGATTTATGTTGACGATATCCATATGGGGTTAAATGTTGCAACACAGTCCCAATTTACCCAGCTAAAAGATGATATTAATTTACGCGTCGAAAAAGGCGACGTAGTCAACCAAATCAACATCAGCCCCGAGGGTATTTTGATTGACGGCAAGAAGGTCCACATCACGGGGCAAACGTCAATTGATAACGCAGTAATTAAAGACGCGATGATTGCAGACATTAAAGCCGATAAGATTACAGCCGGGACGCTTAATGCCGCTAACGTGAATGTTATTAACCTGAATGCTGCTAACATCACGACTGGGACTTTAAAGGGCACTAATTTGAGTATGAATTTGAATACTGGCGAGGTTGTATTCCAACACGGCCGAATTCATTCCGCAAGCGACAATGTCGATGTAAATATTGACCAAGGCTACCTATCTACTGCAAGCAGCGATACGCGTGTCATGCTTAAAGAGGGTCAACTGCAGTTGGTTCAACCGACTATTTTTGACAACTCAAAAGATCCATATCTGGAAATAAGTAACTCAGTTGGGGGAGCTAGTTTTAACGGGGCAAACATTATAGCGCGAGACTATCTTGTTTTGGCAAATAGAACTAATTCAGATGCTTTTTTTGATGCGCCACTTGACAAACCCGAGACTTTCGCTGGTTTGGCAGTCGGAAAATCAAGCTCCGGCCAATGGAAACCAACAAGAATTGGTGGTGCTGAACGGGGAATCGTCATGCGTGGTGGAACAGCCTACAAGATTGATTCTAGTTTCATGTATAAACACAGCCCAGAAATATTTGTTGGAACTGATGAAGCTGGATTAAATCCAAGCGATAGAATCTATATTAACGGCAGCTTTGTGCACATTAAATCAGCCTATTGGAGGACAGCTAGTGGGTCGGCAAATTTAATGGTTGCCCAAGACGGTGCGCTTGTTCGTTCCACATCAGCTTCAAAATACAAGACGGACATTATTCGCACTAACATTCCTGACTACGGGGAGAAGTTGCTAGAATTACCAACCGCAACATGGACAGATATTGCCGAGACTAAACGGTATCGTGACAATCCAACTACCCAGCCCGAACCAACTCGAAACTTTGGCATGATTGCCGAAGACCTAGCAGATGCAGGGCTAGAAATGCTAGTTGTCCGTGGGACAGATGGCGAACTTGAGGGGATTAATTACGACCGAATCGGGCCAGCATTAATTCCGGTGATTGCTAAATTGAAAAATGAAGTTGAAACACTAAAACAACAATTGGAGGCAGAAACAGCATGACAAAAACACTTGAATTCAAAAACGCAGAACTAGTAGCAATCGGCAACTTTTTAGGCACTCTAAGCCTTAAAAATAAGGCTAGTCGCGGTCGCACTAAGTTAATCAAGTTGATTTCAGCAAAAAATGACGAATACGTCGAAGAGCGTAAGGAAACGCTTGAACCATACATCAAGAAAGATGAAGCTGGCAACAACGTAGAAGGCGACACTCCGGGGTCAGTCGTTCTGATTGAGGAGAAGACTGGTGAAGCAAATGCTGCTATTAAGGAAATTGATAATGAGTCCGCGGTTATTGAATTCACCGAATACAGCGAAAAAATGAAGGCACTCTATGATGCCATTGTTGATTATCCAAGTGAATTTAGTAATCAGGATGCGGCGGCTTATGATTTATTGATGGACCAACTAGAAACAGCATTTGAAAATGAAACGGAGGAAGCAAAATAATGAACATTAAAAAGACAGCATTAACTTATAATTTCGACGGGGACGGAAATACCACATCTATTACGGTTAGTTTATCGGGTAACGAAGGCGCGGACTATTTAAACGCCAATATGACCGTGACAGCCGGAGACTTAACTGACGGCCAAACATTCGATGGTTTACCAATGAAGGACATCACAACGATTGCGCGCGCTAAGTTAGCTAAGGCAACGGTGGTTAAAGAATAGAAGGAGGAATAGCATGGTTTGCAAAGATTAATAGACAAAATGGTGAATGATCATAGCTTCTTGGTCGGTGTGTCCGTTGCAATCCCCACATGGGTGTTGAGTGATACGCCAACGATTGACCATGCTGTTATGATTGGAATTTTAATACTAGTGTTCGTACTAGATTGGTTAACAGGTACGACTTTGGCTAGACAGTCGCCGGTAAAAAATAGAACGAGCCACGCCGGTATTGATGCTTTAATGCGAGACTTTATTATTGTAGTAATATGTGCATGCTCAATTTTTTTGGACTTTGTCTTCGAGACTGAGTCTTTTATTTTTGCCTTTTTTACGGGCGCGTTTATTTGGCAAAACTTTTATTCATTTTTAGGCAATATAGCCGCATTAGGTTGGTCAAAATACTTTCCAATGTGGCTATTTAACTTGGTTCAAGATGAGATGGTAGCAAAAATTCACAAATATTTTCCACACGGAAAGGATGACACAAAATGATTGAAATTATTCAAGCAGCAATGGCAAGCGCTATTGCAATGGTGGCCGTATTAGTCGGCCTAGTAACATGGGGGATTAAACAAACAAAGATTGATAACCGGTGGCTGCCACTGATTGATATGGTAGTCGGCTTTATTATCGGGATTGCCGCATTTTACGCGATGCCAGGTCAATTCGAAACACTATTAATCGCTGGACTTGGCGGCGCGATTGCTGGATTAGTAAGCGCTGGTGGCTACGATGCAATTAAATCTATTCTAGGGGGTACAAAATAATGGCAAGACGTTTTAGCAATTTAATTACGAGCGAAAACCCAAATCCAATGTATGGAGGCAGTCGCAATGGTGTGGGTATTGATCGCATTGTTATCCATCACAACGCGACAACCAACAAGAATGTGGCTATGAGCACGTGGTACACTAGTTCGGACAATTGGACTTCGGCGCACTATGAAGTTACTCCAACCGAGATTATCGGGTGCGTTGAAGAGACCTACGCAGCTTATCATTGCGGTGGTACAGGCGGTTCTGACGTGCCTAAGATGAGCAATCCAAATGAACGTTCAATCGGCATTGAAAACGTCAATTCTACTGGCGCACCTAGTTGGTCGGTTGATCCGCGGACAGTGGCGAATACAGCTAAATTAGTACGCGACATCTGCGATTATTATGGCATTCCTTGCGACCGTCAGCATGTGTTAGCTCACAATGAAGTAACAGCCACAGCATGTCCTGGCGGGTTAGATGTTGATGAAGTTGTACGTCTAGCCAATGGCGGTTCAGCATCGACTCCAACACAACCCGTGGCACCAACGCCACAGCCAACGAGCAGCATTCCATCAGGGTTTACACCTGAAAACGGTACTTTCGTAAACGGCGATACTCAAATCATGAACCGTGTTGGCGCACCAAGCACAAGCGCACAGCAAGGTGGCTATCTACCACCTTATGGTGAATGGCCATATGATTCATGGGCAAAAGTCGGTAACTATACATGGATCCATCACATGTATGGAAACCAACATATTTACTTGCCAGTACGCGAGTGGCCAAGCGGCACCGCCTGGGGAACGTTTAAATAAACAAAAAACAAGCCTAACTCCTTAATTGGGGTTAGGCTTATTTTTTATGGCTTTTTATTCAACGCTAATTCCGTATTTTTGGGCCACTTTTAAAAGAGCGGGTTTAATTTCGGATGGCAATACATTCAAATTATCCGTGTATTTGTCCGTGATTTCGTCCTTATTTTTAAGCGTGACGCTCATTACAATGTCGTCATCCACAGATAAATCAAGGGTAATTTTTTCGTCAAGTCTATTAATCTTGATTAAATTTTCAAACGCTGCACACGCTTCTTCGAATTCGTCGTATTCATACACCTCATCACTGAATAATGAGTCATCGTCGTTCCAGATCGTTGTTAAAATTGTGAATGTGTGCTCTTCGTTGAATGCCATGCTTAATCCCTCCAATTTAATTAATTCGTTTAAAATGTCGCCAGGTGTTTTGCCTAGAATGTCGGCAATAGCTCTGATTGCCTTAATGTTATTTTGTTCTGTAATATCAATTTTTGAGTTAATAATTGCTGCTACTGATGATGATGGTTTGTTCATTAATTTAGCAATCGTAGCTTGTGTAATACGGTTATCTTTTAAGTAGCTGTCTAATAGTGTCATTTTGCGCTCTCCTTTTATTTTGAAAATCCAACATAGTTAATATCTGCGATTGTATCAGTTACTTGTTTCTTAATTTTGAAATCAATTGTGTATACTTGGCCTTCTTGTAATTTAGAAGCAACAAAGCCATTCAATTTGGTTGACCATGAGAAGATGTTGCCTTTAACGTCTTCAAAGATGAATTCTGCTACACGTCCATAAAATGTATCGCGGATACTGTCTAAGCGTTTGAAAGTAACTGTTTTTCCCATGACATCTTTAACGTTGCCAAACTTACGTGAGCTTGAATTTAATGAGCTTTGAACGTCTGCGACTGCTTGTTTAGCGCTCTTCCAAGCACGTTTTAAGCTATCTGATAAATATTCAACAGCGTTACCGCCTAAGCGTTTCGCTGATCCTTTAGCTATTTGCCAAGCAGTTTTGAATAACTTTGATTTATTGATTGCCATGTTTAAAACTTCCTTTCCTTAACTTATGTACTAAGTATAACGTAATTACGTAATATAGTCAACGTAATAACGTAAAAAAATACGTAATATTTTAATTAAATAAAAAAGCCCTCGAAAGGGCTTAGTCGTTTAGATCATTTAAAAGTGCATCAACCGCAGCTTGTCGCGCTTGAGCAGCTTCTTCAACAGTAGGGAAGGTGCCAATGCGGTGCCGTTTGCCTTTGACAGTCATGTCAGCAGCGTAGTGGATTGATCCGTCACGGTATTTAATCACCTTTACGCCAGTTATGCCAGTTGAACTATCTGTTCGGACTTTTCGCTTCGAATCTAATAGGAAGGTGGCGACGCCTTTTTTCTTCTTGTCTTGATATCCACGCCTTAATCCAGTGTGGTTGACATCGCGCTTTAAATGCCCGCAGCTCACAACAGCACCAGATTTAAGCTTGTTACTCGGCACAGTGGTTTGATTGCCACATGAGCATTGACACAGCCACGCGGCGTGGTTTCCAATATTGCCATTTCTAGCGATTACTTTTAATTCGCCGAATTGTTGGCCAGTTAAATCTAAAGCGACCATCTTTAATCCGCGATACTCGACAGGCAAGCCACTAGCAAGCAGTTTCTTAAGTACGCTCTTGTATTCGTCTAAGTTATCAAAGGACACTGAACCAAGCCCGTTGCTCCAAGTTGCGCCATACACATCTTCTAAGTAGAAGTTGTAAGTGTCATGGTAAGTATCCTTTACAACCAACAGCGAATAAGCATGGCGTGGTAGCCGCTTATAAGCTTGTTCAAATTCAGCTAATATCTTACGTCCGTTATCATTCATACGATCACCTCAATCAGATTATAACGTAAATTCGGGCAGTGTCTCCACTAAATCGAGTAACGTCTGAAACCAGATGCCAGCTAGTATTTCGCTTTGAAATTCTAGGCTGAAATGTTTGGTTCCTTCTATATTAATAGTTGAGTTTTTCAATTCAACAAAAAGACCAAGCTCTTCTATTTCGATTGCTTGCATATTAATCACCTCGTAATTATATACGTCATTTAATTTCTTTTCCTTCTACAAATAATCGAGTTTCAATTTTTGCTTCTTTTAAAACAGCATTCCATGATCCAAATAAAGCAATAGCCTTCAGCCATCTAGTGTATTCAGTTTTGGCAGGGGCTTTTTTTAATTCAATCGCAAGCTGTTTAACTTCGTCGAGGATGAATTGGCGGATAATTGGTGTATCGCCTTTAACTTCTGAAGGGGTAATACCTGCCATAATAAGGGCTTCAGTCCAGCTTCCAAATAGATAGTAACTTGCATGCGTGTTAAATGATTTTTGAGTCGGGATGGTTCCCGTTTCAGCGTATCTTTTTTTAATTTCTTTGATGAAAGTTTCTCGTGTATATTTTCCTTTAATGGTCCAATTATTAAAACCTTTTGTGCTTTCGGGCATTATTTATCATTCCAATCGTTTAATTTTAAAAATATTCGTGAACTACAATTGAAATGGTCGTTGTGCTAGCTGTGATAGCAATGTTAGTCTTGTTAATTGCACCTAATTTAATGCATCAGAAAGAGACAGCTGAGCAAAAAACGGATACGGCTCTAGTGGCAACGATTCAAACACAAGTTGAATTAGCTGAGGATGACGGTAAAACGGTGTCGAGTCTAGCCGATTTAGCATCAGGTGAAAAATATTTAACCAATAATCAGGTTAAACAAGCTGAAAAACGCGGCATAACAATTAAGGATAATAAAGTTGTTCAAAATACAAAATAA